GGATAAAGGGCAGTGATTTTCTGGGTGGTCTGTCTTAACATAAAATCCTCCGTTTCCGACAGCCAGCCCCACTATTCCGTATTTCGATTATACCACATGGGGCGGCTGTCTGTATAGCGGCTTCTGCTTCTTTACCGCCCGGTAAAATGACGATTTTTCTGTGCGGCTTGTAGCGTTAGGGCGAAAGCTGGGCTTTGTGTCCTGCGGCGGCTTCCGCCTCCAGCACTTTCATCATCTTATCGGCTGCGGTGTCGGTGGTATCTTTTTTGAAAAAGCCGGAAACGACAAGGACGGTGTTGCCCATGCGGATCTCTGTCACGCAGTCCGGGCGGCGTTCCGGGGTGGTGTTCTGCTTGTTCTCTGCCATAGGCAACTCCTTTCATTTCATCAATTCTTTTAGTCTGTTCAGCTTGGCTTGCGCCGTTTCACGGCGGAAGTTCTCTCCCGTAAAGAGGATAGGGGCGCACATTTCCAAAAGGCGGTCATAAATCCGGGCATGGGCGGTGTCCAGCGGATTTTGCAGGCTGTCCAATGTCAGATTGGTGGTAACGATTAAGGGCTTGCGGCTGCGGTAGCGGCTGTCAATCACATTGTAGACCTGTTCTAAACCGTACTCTGTGCCGCGCTCCATTCCAAAATCATCAATGATAAGCAGAGGAAAACGGCAAAGACGCTCGATATACTCGTTGCGCCCCTCAAAGCTGGCGGTCAGGTCATTCAAAATCGCAGAGAAGTTCGTCATGCGGACAGCGACTTCCTGCTCCATGAGGGCATTAGCGATACACCCGGCAAAATAGCTTTTTCCTGTGCCGACCTTGCCCCATAGCAGATAGCCGATATTTTCCTCGCGCATGGTTTCCCAATGCTCCACATAGAAATGTGCAATCTCCATTTGCGGGCATTTCCCGTTGTCGTTGGCGAAAGTCCATTCCTGCATGGTAGGATTGGTAAATCCCCGGCGTTTCAAGTCCTCCACGGTGTCAAGGTGCTTTCTGCGCTGTTCGGCGGCTTCACGCTCCAAACGCTGGGCTTTCTGGCAGTCACATTCTGCCGGGTGGCGGTCACGCCCAAACAGGGCGGCTTGCTTTTCCGGGAAGTAGGCTTCTTTCGGAGTGTGACACTTGCCGCAGTAAAGCAGTCCGTCCTCGCCCGTGTAGTCCTCCGGCTGTGGGGTAACAGCCGCCATATTCAAAACTCGTTCTGTAAACAGATTACTCATAAGCTCTCGCCCTCCTTGCAGGTGTATTCGGGTATGCCCTGTTTCGGGGCAGCCTTTGCGGTATCGTCTGCCGCCCATCTGCGGATAGTGGCGGCGTGGTTTTTATATTTCTTGCCCGTGGACGCGATATAGCCGGAAAGCCGCTCAATGTAGTACGCCCATTTTTCGGGCAGCTCCGCTTGCAGTTCGGAAAGCTCCGTATCAGTCAGAAATACATTCTCATATCTGCCATAGCTGCGGGCGATGGCTTGTCCCTTTAACTCTCCCTCTTTTTCTAACTCTATATCTATCTCTTTCTTTATCTCTATCTCTGGTGGACGAATGTCGGACAAATGTCCGCCATTTGTCCGCGGCGGCAAAAGTGCCTTATTTTCAAGCCTTGCGGCGCGTTTCCGTTCCGCTTCGGTAGAGGATTGACCGATCATCAGCTCGATGTCGGTCATATAAAGCAGCCCGCAGTCAAGCTGCTCCACAAGCCCTAACTGCTGGAAGATGGCTAATGCCCGTTCCACCGTCCCGATTTGGTGACGGGTCAGCGTGGCTATCATCTGGGCGGTATAGGGGATATGCTCGTCAAGCTGCAATCTGCCGCCATTTTTCAGCGATTTTAAGTACAGCTTCAAGAGGATATTGGAATACAAAATCCCGTCTTTCATGTCCTCCAACAGCACAATGGAATCGCTGTCGAAGAAGTTTTCTTTCAGTTTGAGGTAGTAATATTTGCGGTTATCTGCCATTGGCGGTGTCCTCCCTGTGTTTCCATCTCTTAGAGAAATACCGGGGGCAGAGGACGATAATCGCCCGGAAGCTCTGCTTGCAGCCGTGTGTGCAGCCCCGGCAAAGGTCATTGTAGGTAATACGGTTTCGGTGGTTGAGGAAAAAGCTCCATTCCAACCGCCGCTTTTTGCTCATGCGTGGCATTTCTCGCTCCTTTCTGCCGTTTCCGCTGGTATAAGCGGATAGGTCGGTAAAAATGTAGTTTCTCGGTGTCATTTTCGGGGATTTCCTGCGCTGTGCGCCCCGTTTCAAAGGTGGGCAGTATTGCGGATAGGGTGCAGGGCATATCCCCGTTTTGATATCGTTTCGGGGCGGTTTTTAACGCTCATGTTCGTGCTTTTTCTCTCTGTCTTTCTCGCCTTGCAGGATTTGAGAAAGATTGCTTTTCACGGTATGCAGCTCCTTGACACGGGCTTTTTTCTCCCGGTATTCGTTGTAATGGGCGTTCTTTTCGGCGGTAAGCTGCTCGATTTCCGCTTGCAGGGCTTTATGGCTTGGCAGCTTGGAAACGCCATGCGCCCGAAAATAACGGGTGGCTGCGTCCGCTATGATAAAATCGCTTTCGTGCCGTTCCCGGTAGGCGCTGCGGGCTTTTTCCGTTTTCTGCGCTTTCAGACCGTCACGGGCAGGCTTGGTCTTGGCATAGGCAAGCACCTGTGTCTGAAGCTCCTTTTTCTCCCGGATAGCAGCGTCCAGGGCTTTCAGCTTGGCGGTGCTGTCCTGTAAATCCGCATTGGCGGATACAAGGGCTGCGTCCAGCTCCTCCGGCGAATAGCCGTACTGCCCGTAGGCGGCAACGGTAGCCGCCATTTGTTTCAGATTGTGGACTGCCGCCCAGCAATCATAGCCCGCGCCCTTTCCCTCCGCTCGCTTCGCTGCCCGGTCAACCATGCGCTGAATACCGTCCTTTTCCGGGGTGGTTTGGACAGCTTTTTTGCCCTGCAAACGCTCCCTTATGTTGCGGGGGTATTCGGGTACGGTTGCGGTCTGCTCGGCGGCTCTGTGGGCGTTCTGTTCCAAAAGGGCAAGAACGGCAGCGCGGTCAAAATCATCTCCCAGCTTGCGGGCGGTAATGGGCTTTGTCCTGTCCGGCGTGAGGTAGGATAGCCGCCCTCGGCTCTCCTTGACAGTCACGCCCTGTTGCAAGAGAACGGCGGCGAACTCGCCATAGCTTGCGGCAGAGGACAGCGCGGTGCGTATGGTCTGCCGCAATTTTTCCTTGTCTGTTTCAAACTTCGTGGGCTTGGCTGGCTGCTCCTCGGCTGGCAAGGCGGCAGCTTCCTTGTCCAGCTTTGCCTGCCCTTTCCGCTGCGCCCAATACTCACGCTCGGTAATGCGGTTTTTGCTGCCATGCAAAAGGTCGATTTGATAGAGATTTTCCCGGTGGCACAGCTCCATGACTTCGGCTTTGAAGTATTCCATCGCCGCGTCTGTGCAGCGGTGTTTGCACCCGGTGCGGGTGTCTGCCGGTCTGTCCATGTAAGGCAGGAACGGAACTTCCTCTATCCGCAGAGAATTGATAACGATATGCACATGGATATTGCCGCTGTGGTTGTGTCCGTCCGGGTGGGTGCAGACAATGGCTTGGTGTCCGGGAAACTGCTTCCGGCAAAATTCCTCGCCCAACGCCTGCGCCCGGTCTACGGTCAAACCGTTGTCCACCGCGTCCCGTGGGTCAAAGCTGATAATGTAGTGGTGGCTTTTTACATCTTCCCGCTTCTGGTTCTTCCCATAGCGGAGATTGGAGCGCATACAGGCAACGGCAAAATCCTCGTCGCCGCAGTTCAGCGTGGCTATTCGATAGTCCTCCCTGAGCATGAGCCGCCCGTTTTCATCAAGGGTGGGCTTCATGGTAAACTCGTCATGTTCAAAGGTGAGGTACTGCTCGGCTGCGCCATAATCCGCATTTTTAGAGCTGATATGTTTGAATGTTGCCAACAGCGTCACCTACCTTTCGCAGGACTTCAAACTTCAAGGCAGCAAGGTCAGAAATGGCGGCGCGGACTTCAACGGACAGGGCGTTGTATGGTGTGCCGTACTCGTTGAGGGCGCGGGCAATCTGATTGAGGTTGCCACCGATTTTTCCGTATTCGGCGGTCAGCCTGCCAACGGCGGACAACAGTTCATCATTGACCGGGGAAACGGTAACGATGGGGCGAATGGTCGCCCGTGTAATGGCTTGCCGGATAAATTCGGCTTGGCTCATGTCATAGTGTTTCAGCCGCTCGGTAAAGTCGGCGTATTCTTCCTCGGTCATGCGGGTTTTGACCACATGGCAGCGGTGGGGTGTGTTGTATTTTTTCTTCAAGCGTTGACCTCCTTTCTCGCCCGACAGGGCGCATGAGCAGGGTTTGGGGAAGGCACTCCCCAACAAGATTTACCAAAGGGGCAAAACCGCAGATATGCGGATTTTGGCACCGTGGTAGAATCTTGCTCTAAAAAACTACCGCTTTCCTCGGCGGCTCTGGTTTGCGGATATACTGGCTTGCTCCACCAATATAGCGATTGCGGCGGCGTGTTCTGCCCGCTGTTCACCACTACAACGGTGAAAAGGGGGCGTTTTGGCAAACGCAGCGAAAATTTTTTTATTTTCCCTGTCTGCTCCCTACAACAATCCGGCGGTGTGGTTTGCCAAAGATTTTTGAAAATGGGCGCAAAAAAAGCAGTAAACCTTTTCAAGATTTACTGCTTATCTGCCGCTGTGATGGGCGGCGGTATTAAATTGTCAGCCGTTTTTCAAATGGAATTTATCTGCAATCGCTTTCTTTCCGCTTTCCAATTCCTTTTCTGTAATCTTCCATAATCCTAACGCAATGATCTGCTATCTTTTGCATTCCGAGTTCTTCAAAAAAGGCAATTTGTATTTTCATCAGTTCTTCACAAACAGTCAACTTCTGCTCATCCATATTGCTAATAGCAAGCCATGGGAACGCTTTATATTTCTTAGTGTCCCCAATGAGAAAATTGTACCCTATCAACTCATTTTCACGGAAAACGAAATAGAATTGTGGGCCTGAACCTGGAACTGACTTTTCCATAATTTGCTGCATTGTTCTCACGCCGCCGTATGCCGGAAAAAAACCTATTCGCTCAAGAGCATTTAATATGTCAATCCTTTTATCTGTGGGTATGTCTCTATAATTGATAATCTGTTCCATTTGCTCTACCCTCATTGAAGTTTAATTTGTCAGGCTCTAATTATACAACTTTTCTGTTTAGCGGTCAAAGCGGAACTTCAACAGGCTTTCTATCAGTTGCCTGACGATATGCTCCTGCATATCCGTGTTAATCTGTCCGTCCATTTTCGCACAAGAGCGGACATATCCCGCATAATGGGATAGGACGGCGGCAACAGCTTCCGGGTCGCCCTCGCTTGCCTTAACGATTGTCTCATAGGGAAGTAGCTGGCTCATAGGACAAACCCTCCAACTCTGCCCGTAGCCGCCGTAAAATCATCTGAATACGCCGCCCGGTTGTGTTGCCAGCCCGTCCATATCTCCGTCCAATCTCCCTATGCGTCAATCGTTGGAAGTAGTACAAGAAAATGATTTCCTGTTCCATCTGTGATAGTGCGGACAGGGCTGCGGCAAGCTCTGGACTTTCCAAAAGCACCATCTGACCACAGACGAAAAGCGGATAGCTGGTCATGCCGGATTGCTCCGCAAAGTATTTATCTGTGGTACTGAATGGATAGTGTTTTTCTTCTATCAGATATTCAAGCGAGATTTCCCGCTTGCGGCGGCTCCGTATGCTCCGGGCTGCGTCTATGGCAGCGTGGCGAATAACAGTCTTGCAAAAGGCATCGTGTGTATGCCGGATATGTTCTTGATACTTTTCGTGTTCGGTCATGGAAAATCCCCCTTTCTGAATAATGGCAGAGGGCGGCAGCATCTTGTGCTGTCGCCCTCTTGATTACCGAACAGCAAAGACGGGCGGGGCTGTCAACGGCGGCGCATTTGCGCCGTTCATCTTGACCGTTGACAGGCTCGGCTGGGTTTGCTATCTGTTCTGTTGATTTTAGCACGCAAAATCGTCATCGAATGGCGGTTTCATGTGTTCGGATTTATACGCTGAACAGTTATCTTTCACTCGAATAGTCAATAATGATTTTTTTGCAATCTTCGCACTTGAACGCAAATACGGTGTTGGAATTATCCGCTGCGCCATTGGAAAGGCAAGTGCTTCCCTTGCCCAAAGAAGAAAGTGATGCAACAAGCTGCTTCTTCAATGTCCAATACACGCCATCCCGACATTGGATATAACCCAATGTCATTTCTTTTTCACAATAAGGACACTTCATAAACTCTTTCCCCTTCCATCTTTCAAAGGCGTAAATCGCACGCGTTCTGTTTCATTTATCTCCGTCGCGCTTATTCTCTTTCATTGCCCGCAACAGGCAAAGTCCCATAGCCAAAACGGGCAGCAGCACCCGCAAACCCAAAAAGCCTTGCGGATCACCGAAATGAATATTTGCATCCAGAAGCAGTCCGGCTCCCCACGCTATCAGCGTAAAAACAATAGATGTGATGTACATAATAATATCTCCTTTTTACTTTCATCAATGAGTAAACGACTCTTTATAGGTTGCCGTTGTATCACCCGTTGTTGCTGTGATTTTCACATTATTTGTTCCGTTCTGCCGTGCAACAGGATACGGGATACTAATATCGACGGAATAGGCTTCACCCGGCTCTAATGTAACGGCTTCGGTTTCAAAGGCGTAATCCTCTCCGTTGAGAACAATTTGGGCAATCATATTCTTATCAAAGCTCACCGAATAATCGCCGATATTTTCAACGCTCCATGTGAATTTTAAGCCTTCTTCATCATATACGCCTGCGGTTGCCTTGCGTATCCCAATTTGTAGAATATCATTTTGAGAAGTGCTTTCTTCTCCTGGCAGTTCACTCTCATTGACGGGAGTTGCTTCAAGTTCGTTATTCAAATTGTTCCAATAAGAGCCAATATCCGCACTCGTGAAATACTCAAAATCGCCTGATTCTGATTTCAAATTGCCGTTTTTAGCTCCATAGCAGGCGTAAATCAAATCGTAACTTGTCCCGTCTGAAAGGTTAAATCTAAAGCTGGTCACATCCGCTCCAGCAGTTTCCTCAGCCGTTTTGTCTTTTAGGGATAAGCCCTTGAACATATCATACAGGGTCTTTATATCACTTTCAGCAACGACTACTTTCTTTTCTGCTGATGCGGGCACTCCGTCGTAGTGGTACATTTCAACGCTTTCGACATCTTCAACCTCAAACGGGAAGTCGATATTGACCGTTTTTCCGTTACAGCCAACAAGCCCCAGCGTTAGGATCAGCGCAAAGATTAAGGCGGTTATCTTCTTCATTTCATTCTCCTTTTTGTATTTGATTATAGTCACTTTCCTTTTCATAAATGAAATCCTCCTTGTTTGTCATTGGGGTTTCATCCAATATAACGCACAAGGAGGAAAAAGGGGACAATATTTTTTGAATTATTTTTTCGTAATGCTTGCGGCGATCTTTGCCAGCTCGTCCGTATCAATAGAGCCGTAAACCGAGAAGAAGCAGCCGTCCCGCTCAAAGCAGATATAGCTCATACCATCTTTCTGGAAGAAGTAGCCCGTCACCCCGCCTTTATCAAACGGCTCTATCTTTGTATTTTCGGTATCGAAATAAACCAGATTGTCTGACTGGGTAATCATAATTTCAAAGCTCTCGGCTTCGTTGATGGCATATTTATAGAGAACAATCCCCGGTTCCGTATTCGGCTGCTTAGTCGTATCTTGCAGAATTGCTCCGTCCGGGAGATAGCCAGCCTGATACTCGGTCAAGTCCTGCGGCTCGTCCAGCTCGTCACCGTGCAATTCAAAAATACTGTATTTTTCAAAGGTTTCGATTACCCACGAAATGACTCTTTCCCGGAATTGGGCATTTGCCACCATGCAGGTCGAGAATAGCAAGGTCAAAGTGATGGCCGCAACCGCAACGGTTTTCCAAACCTTTCTGAACGCAATATGTGTCCGGTTGTTTCCTGCCGCCTCATCATCCGCATCTTCTTCAAGTTCGTTGTGCAAATAGCCCTTTAAGGCAATATGACAGGCTTTCACGAAAGTATCATCGGGAATCATACAGCCTGCCTCAACGCCCATACTTGAAGATAGCAGTTCTTTGTAGAAGCGAAAGCGCCCCTTGGCATTTTCCAGATGGAAAAACATTTCTGTCTCCTCCGGGGATAAGCGGAAACAATATCTGCTCAACAGCAGGACGCGCCCCTGATGGGGCAGCAACAAGATTTTCTTGCTCAACTCATGGATCTGTTGTTGGTGCAAATCAATACAAGCGCAGTTGTCATTCTCAGCAGCCGCGAGGGTGTCTGCGGTCTTTTCAAAGCTGGTCGCCGCCGCTTCTTGAAGCAAAGCCTGCCAACTCATATCCATAGTTTTACCCTCCCTCATACAGTTTTCTGAGCTTCTTGACGAGCCGCTGTCCGCGTTTTTTAGCGGCATCCTCTGAAATGTTCAGTAGCTCTCCGATCTCTTTGTGTCCCATTTCCTCGGCGTACCGAAGATAGACAAAGCGCCGATCATCAGGGTCGAGCCGGTCTATCAACTCGGTCAGCTTACGCACATCGGCATTGTGAATACACTCGTCTGCGAGGTCATCGGAGCTTTCATCCGAAACGCAGTCCCAGCGGTCAAGGTGAACGCTCTGCTGGGAATGACGCAGCACATCAATGGAAGCGTTTTTCACTATGGTAACGCAGAAAGCGGTCATTTGGGGACAGGTTAATTCAGAAATTTTTTCGATGTTGTCCATAATCTTTACAAATGCGGTGGACACAACATCTTCTGCGGCTTCTTCTGATTTTACGATTTTGAAAGAAATGCGCTGGAAGTGTACACGATGCTCATGGAATATCCGCTCTACCAGCGCCCGCTGTTCATCATTCAAAACGCCAAATAGGAGTATCATCATAATAGGTTCCTCGTGGGTAATTCGTTGTAGCCTATCTTTATCGGGCAGGAAAACGCACTTACACAAGTGTTTTTCTCACGGCACGATATTTCAAATTATACCACAGAATAATCCTACGGAAAAGAGGTGGAAATGCCTTGTGGTTGCCTTGCTTCGGAATAGTGGCAGGGCTAGCTATCCTTGTTTTGCTTTGTGCTTCTCTACCGTACATGAGCATTTGCCGCAGGGTTATCCGACCCGTAACCTTCCAGAAGGTTGATGACGCCCCATACCGCCAGACCAGCGCCAAGAGCCATGACCAGAATTTTAAGAATGTCGATTGCCTGATTGAAAAATTCCATATACGTTCCTCCATTTTGTTTGTTTGATGGTTTTGGGTACAAAAAAAGCCGCCCACATCGGCGGCGCTTCGGGTCATCATGGCCCGAAGTTACACAAACTCGTCGCTGTCCAGATCATCGAAATTCAACAGGTCAGCTTCTTCGTCCGTGTCGGAGCCGTCCACTTCGTACACCGTGTATTCGTCCTCCGGCTTTAGTCTCAATGGCCGGTGGCGGAACAGGCTTTCCAAGCGGAAGGCGTTTTTCTTTTTATCAAATTCGGCTGTGTACTTGTAATTCGGGTGCTTTTTCAAGTCATACTTCGGGGACAGGAAAGGCGGGAGCCCCCGAAGCTGCAAGATACATTTATCTCCGGGCATGGTGGTGATCTCGCTGGTGGTCATCAGCTCCCGGCCAAGCCGCTGCATATTCTGGCTGTAACTTTCAGACTGTCCACGGCTTCGGCCCTCGGTCTGCATAGAGATGGTGGCCTTGCCCAGCCAGTTTTCCGAAATATCCTTTAGGGTGGAAGCCTCCCGGCCTCCGAGGAATACGATACTGTCCATGTTGCCCATGATGGTTTCGGAATGGTCTTTGTACAATGCCTTGCACTGGCTCATTGCCTGATAAAAAAGCGTCAGGCTGATCTCACGGGAGCGGATGACAGCCACGATTTTTTCCAGCCCCGGCACCTGTCCGGTGTTGGCAGCCTCGTCCCATAGCACCCGCACATGGTAGGGCAGACGCCCGCCATAGGTGTTATCAGCCCGTTCACACAGAAGGTTGAACATCTGCGAAAAAGCGAGGGCAACCAAAAAGTTGTAGGTGGTGTCCGTGTCGCTGATAAGAAAGAACAGCGCTGATTTTTCATCCCCCAGCTTATCCAGCTCCAGTTCGTCATAAGACATGATCTCCCGAAGCTGGGGAATATCAAAGGGAGCCAGTCTTGCACCGCAGGAAATCAAGATGCTTTTGGCTGTCTTGCCAGTAACAAAATGTCAATAGTTTTTTAATCATTTTTCTCAAAAAGGCAAAAAAATAGAACGTATAGTTTATTTCCATACGCTCTATCTCACATTTCATATTAAATTTTGAATTCTACAAATTTTTTATATTTCGTTGTCAATATGTTTTCTACTCTAACGCCCCTTTTACTTTTTTGTGGGAAATGCACCGCTCCTCCCGATTGGCAAGTGCCTTCACCCTGCCTTCTAACAGAAGTTCCCTTCCTTTTTCATTTCTTGTATACACACAGTCATAATTTCCGATATACGGATGCATGCATTTTGCAAAACGTTCCGCATCCTCCTTCTTTTTCGAAAAACAATTTGGAATGGCATAGAAACCATTCAGTCCTTTGTGTCCCTTCTTTTTCACAAGTATGTAACGCTGGTTGTCGATCACATCAAAAAATTCATTGACACACTGTGCGAACAACGCTTTATCCCTGCCGCTTCCACCGGACAGATAAATAATATGGTTATCCGGTCCGTTTGATTCTGTCTCAACTTTACAGTGTGTTTCTTCCAGAAGCTGTTGCTCCTCTAATGCTTTGCGGATTCCATTTCCAAATGCCTTTAATCTTTTTAGCGGACTTCCCAACATGAAAATTTTCGGGAAACGTATCATAATTCCAGCCAGTCCGGCAGCAATGAAGAAGTAACAGGTTCCGGCCAGGATACCATTTTGGGACGCTGCAGCAACAATACCTGCCCCAATTGCCCCGATCAGACACAGAATTCCTGACAGGATCATTGTAAGAATCGCATCCCAGAAAACAACACTTGTGACAAATTTGTCTTTTACTTCTGTCTCATCCACAATATCCATTTTGTCATAGACTGCAAGTGCACTGTTCCAACGTTCTTTTAACGTATCGCGCTGCCCCGACATTTTCAGCATTTGTCTGTTAATCCTGTCAATATTCGTTTTATTAAATGGCGTTTTAATAACTGACAACCGTTTCATTCCATTTTCAATCGTATTTTCTGTATAATGCAGACCGAGAAAATGTTCCATCCTTCGCTCCAGCATACTGTAATCTTCACTGATCTGATTGTCATCTGCCTTTAGCACTTCGTTCCACGGTCTTAAACAGACTAAATGCCAGATGTTACTTGTTTTTTCCGGATGTTCTTTCATCACACGGATGGCACGCCCTCTCATCTGGTTGCTTAACATAAATGAGCCTACAAAGCTTGCAAGGATCAGGGAATTGATACAAGGAGAATCCCATCCTTCCCCTAACAGCGATTTTGTACCGATCAGCACCTGCATATAGCCTTTTGAGAAAATATCTGTTACCGCCCCTGTGAGAAAATGTGCATTTCCAACCGCTGTCACTTTAAGATAATCTGTTTCAGAAAGATTTCCGATCCTGCTGAATGTAACTTTTCCGCTCATTCCGATCGCCTGCTCTAATGCTTCTCTTGCCTCTGCCGGAATGATCACAATCGTTCCACAAAGCACCCCAAAACGGATTTGTTCGTTTTTCTTTTCATTGTCACGACGGAGCATCTCAAAAAACGGAAGCACTCCAAGTGAGTTAACATCATATTCTGTATTTCCAATTGCTTTTTCATATTCTTTCCGGATGTAATCTGTCAAAACAAGCAGCCTCAAATCCTGACCGGATGCCTCATATTCATGGAACACAATATCACGGATGCTGTTACATTTTCCAAGGGAATTTGTGAGCATTTTTTCCACTGCCGCACTTTTCGTCATGACGACTTTTTTCTTTTCTATCAGACCGTCGGATTTTAAATCAGCAATTAGCAATTCACGATATGTCTTGTCACACAGGTATGAATCCACATCATCATACAAGAATCCCTGTAACAGACGCTCCATCCATTGCACATTCATGTCCGGTAATTTTTTTGCCCCCAAAAGCCTCTGTAATCTGGACGGAATTGCAATATTTTTGCTCTGTAAATAAATCAACAGTGATGCCAGATATGCCGGATTATCCAGAAGCAGATCATCTGAGAGCTGTCCACTGAACCCCTTATGGCTTCTTACGTACGTAAGGAACTGAGTATCCCGCATGATTTTTTCTGTCATTGCTTTACTGCGTTCTTCAAAACGTCTGACTTCCTTCTCTTCTTCTTTTGTTGGATAGTTGAAGTAAACATAATCCTGATGCGGACAGAGGCTTCCCTCTTTTACGAGCTCCGGTATCGTAATCTCTTCATCGATCTCTCCACACATATTCATGTACCGCGTCCACATAGCCGGTGTGGAATCATATGGTGGTGTTGCTGTCAAAGCGATGATTTTAAGGTTATTCACCTGTTTTTTGAATTCTTCTAATGCTTTCCACCATTCACTTCGCAAGTGGTGGCATTCATCCAGACAGAGTACTTCGATCCCAGCCTCTTTCATCGTCCCAACCAGATCAAAACCGCTGTAATCTACTTCCTTTGTCTCTGTTTTCGCCGGGCACTCGTCTGTGCCTGTGCCACTATCCTCACCTGCATCTTCCTGTATTCCCTGAAATCTTGTCATGGCACTGTGTAATGCCTGATAGGTTGCAACCGTGATCGCCTTTGGCTGTTTTAAATTCTGTGAAAGATAATCTTCCCCCTGTATGCCCTCACATAAAAAAGCTTCCTCAATCCTTGCGATCCACTGCTCCCGGATCGTAATGGATGGTGCCAAAATCAGTGCTTTTCCGTTCATCCTGCGGATCAGTTCAATTCCCAATGTCGTTTTCCCGGATCCGGGCGGCACGATGTACTAATACAATGTTAGGGTAAAAAAATAACGTCAAGGTCAAAATGGCCGTACCGCCCGTCCTTTACCACAATATGGTCTATCACGGACGCCCAGAGCGTGTGGCGCTCCTGCGGTGACAGCGTGGCGTATATGCTGCGGAAATCCCCGGCCAGGAGCTGCCGCAGCGGCTCCAGATCGCGCCCGGCACTCTGGCTTTGCTGTGCGGCCTGGGCCGCCTCCTGCTGCCGGATCAGCGCCTGGTACTTTTCATCGTAGGCTGCGCGGTCTATCATGCCGTCCACATACAAGTCCTGGAGGCGGGACAGTTTCCGCTGGATCGCGCCAACGTCCACGACGGCGCGCCGCCGCTGGGCCTCCTGAACGTCAAACTGCGCTATGTAGGCGTCCAGCTGCGGCTGGATATGATCCAGCAGCCAGCCCTCCAGGCGCGGCTCCCAAGGCGTCGTTTTCCAGGAGCAGCGCCTTTCGATCCAGTGCTGCGTACAGCGATACCGCAGATACAGCCGGTTCCATTTGTAATCGAACTGGGGGAACGCTTTCAAGGTGCAGCCGCAGACAGGACAGCGCAAAAGACCCGTAAACACATAACTATACTTGCTTTGCCGCGTGTGGCCGGAGGCCTGCCTTGCCAAGATTTCTTGAACGCGCTGGAACTGATCCGGGGAGATAATGGCCGGGCAATAATTTTTATTATCCCGGTACTGGCCGCAGTACAAACCGTTCCGCAGCATCCGGCCTATCGTAGCACGGGGCAGATCAACGCCGTACTGATCGCGCAGCCAAACCTGCGTACTGCGTGTGCTGTGCGCCGCCTCATAGTGTTCGAAGAACGCCCGCACGATTACGGCCTGATCCTCCACAATCTGCACGCGGTGGTCGCGCACCTCCAGCCCATACGGCAGAGATTTGGAGCCGAAGATCGCGCCGCCGTTCTTTACCCGCTCCGAAAATACAAACTTTATTCTGTCCGCCGTTCTGTCGCTCTCGTCCTGGGCGACGGACAGGCGGATATTTAAGTTTAATCGCCCGTTCGTCGTGCTGGTGTCGTAGTCCTCCAAGATTGCTTTCCAGTTCGTCCCGGCAGCGTCCAGCACATCCTGCACGCGGTAATACTCCCGCACACTGCGGAACCACCTGTCCAACTTTATAAACAGCACATAGTCAACGCCGCCAGCCTTTACGGCCTCCAGCACGCGCAACAGGCCGGGGCGGCGCTGTATTTCTTTTCGCGCGCTCACGCCGTCGTCGCTGTACTCCGCCACGATCTGGCACTGGAATGTGTCGCAGAACTCCCGCAGCGCCTCCCGCTGCGCACCAAGACTGTAGCCGTGCCGGGCCTGTTCGTCCGTGGACACACGTATGTATAAAATAACTCTTGCGCGATACCACGCATAATTTTGTGGTTTTCCGTACAACATAATAAAAACACCCCGCGAAATTGTATAAAGGTACTATGCCGCGCGGCGTTTTTGTGCTATACTTTCTGCTGTGAGGGCGTGAAGTATGGCACAAAAGCCGTGCAGCGCGTTCTTTGGCCGTTTCCGTGCGCCAACACGGGGGCGGCCCTTTTGCTTTTATAGGGGGCAATGGTGCGTGTATATGTGTGGGAGGCCCGCCAGGCTGCCGGGCTGACGCTCCAACAGCTGGAGCATAAAACCGGGATAAGCCGCAGCACCTTAAACCGTATTGAAAACGGCCAGATCGTGCCGCGCCTGGATCAGCTGGAGGCCATAGCAGCCGCCACAAATACGCGGATCACCGCCCTATTTGATAGCCCTTTGAAGTAAGTATGAACCCAGCGCAGCCAAAAGGCAAGCCGCGCCGGGCTTATTTCTCAATATTGAGAAATGACAGCCCAAACCATTGCGCCGCCGCTCCACCCGGCGTATAGTCGAATAAAGGAGGCGACGGCGAAATGAACAGGGCGCAATACTGGCAAGCGATAAAAGCGCTGCTGCGCGACGCAGACCTGGGAATACTGCGGCGTGTGTATAATTTCGTGCAGCAGATCACCCTACATTAAACCATTTTCGGCAAGCCACGAAAAAGGTTAAAAAAGGCGGCGGCCTTTACTGGTCGCCGTCCTTTTCTTTCTTTTCACGCTCACCCAGGCCGACGGCGTAACCGTACATAAAGGCGGCGTTGTTCTTGCCCAGGCCGTCCTCCATGCGCTGGATCGCGGCGTCGTCCATGTAGCGCTCCATGATTTCGGCAGGAACTGCCCCGGCCAGAAATTTGTCGATCAAGTCCCGCAGCCGCGCCCAGTCCTCCTCCGAGAACTGCGCGAAACCTTTAAAAATGGACTTTGCAAGCGTGTTGTCGCCCTGCATGATGCTGTCCACGATCCCGCCCAGCGCGTCGTCCGTATTCACGAACATTTCGCCCTGCCCGGTGGTGAGCCAGCCGTAGTCGACGTTGAACTCTTTACAGAGGGCAAGGGCCATGCGATCAGTCAAAGCGCGGTCACCGCTTTCGATGCGGGAAATAGCCACGCCAGTAACGCCGACGCGCCGTCCGACCTCCTCCTGACTTAGGCCCAGAGCTTTGCGAAATTGCTTTAGGGTAGTCTCCATAATAAATCACCTCCTGCCAGTATATTAACACAGTATCTTAACCTAGTCAAGATGCAAAACAAAGAAACTTGACCAACGGTAGAGGCGGTAATAAAATAGGAATGAACAAGGGAGGCCACGACGATGAACAGACCACCAGAACCAAACTACACCGCGCCGCTGCCGCAGCGCAAGGGCACAGCGAACCACCGCCAGGCCGACCTGTACGACTACAACATGGAGACGGAGGGCGCACGCATTCATGTTGAGGTATGGCTGCATGAGGAAATCACCCCGCCGCAGTCCGCCGAGATTTTCCTTGCAATGGAAGAATTACGCCGGGCAGTATGGCGCGCCACAAAAGAGGCCCAGCGGATCACCCAGGCGGCCCAGTAGCCGCCGCAAGTATAGGAGGACAAACCCATGAAAGAAGAAACCGCCCGCGCACTGACTTTGGCAGCGTGCGCGCTCCAGGCGTATGCCCTGGCAAAGAGTTTTAAGCGGGAAGTGATCGACCCGTACCGCAAACCGCACAGGGAGGAAGACGCCTTGGCCGACGCGGTGCAGCAAGCGCTGAACACCTACCCGCCCAAAGACCGTGAACGGATCAAAGCCAAGAACGGCGAGATCGTCCAGGCGGTACTGGACACCCTCAAAGAAAAGACGGGCGGTGACATGACGCTGCGTGAAGCATACGCCATCCTGCAAATGGTACAATACACCATTGAGGCCGAGGCAATGAGCGCGACGCGCACCCAGACCGTGGCCGACGTACACCTCTAAACAAAGGACTGACGCAGCAATAGCTGCGCCAGCCAAAGCGGGATTAGTTGTTAAAGGCGTCAATAAGACCAGCCACGGCGTCGTTATAGGCGACGATCAGCTCCCGCTCATCCTGCGGCACATTCCCACGCGCCTGTAAAAGCAATAGCGCGAGATCGTGCAGGATTTCCTCTTGCGGTACATTGAGTGCGAATTTCTGCATATATTTTCACCTCCTTTCGCGCAACCCGCAACCGCTGGGCTTTATAGGTACACCCGGCACGGGGCGGGATTTACTTTAGAATGGCAACAGCAAGCGCCACCAGCGCCACAGCGTTGTCCGCAATCCACTTGCGAATTGTGCGTTTATATTCAACGCGCTTTTCTTGCTGGTGCTTTTCCTCTACGGCCTCTATGTAAGCCTCCGAGGTTTCGCGCCACCAGTCCATATACTCTTTCATATTCACGGCATTTTCACCCCCTTTCGCGCTGGCCGGGGCGTTTGCTCCGCCCTGGCCATGTTTTAGACATTCTCAACTGCATATATTTCTCCTTTTCTCTCCGGGAACCCCAGGCGCTGCAACGCCTGGGGTTTTCTTTTTTTGCAGGATAACTCGTGCAGAAATAGCTGTCAACGGGGCCTATAAGGCTGCAATTTTGACTAAGGTAAACAAAAATATAACGCTGTAAGTGTGCAATGTGCTAAAATATTACCTATGGTAAGAAAATGCGTTGACAAAACTACCATAGTAAACTATAATCTTAACCAAGGTAAGACAAACCAAAACAAAAGAAAATTTTCAAGGCCCCGCGACGAGGAGAAAAGGAGAACACCATGAAAAACATTGAAGTCACCTATGACGCGCTGATCTGCGAGAACGGAACCTATGAACAAGGCGAAGCCGCCTTTGTTCTGCCCATGACAGACGAGCTGGCCGCCGAATATCTGGCAGGACGCGCCACGGATCGCGGCGCGGTCAATCTGGTGGAAACCGCGCTGGAGGCCGTCGAGGTTATGCGGGGCCGCGTATATGCGCGCGGCAGTATCAAAGCATACCGCGAAGCCAAGTAAACAACCCACCCCGGCGGGCCAGCTGCCCGCCGCCTGTCTGGGGCTGATCCGCCCCGCCGATGATGGCCCAGGGAGGGCCGAAACAAGCCGGACGCGATCCGGGAAAAAGGAGCCGAAAATGACTATTGCGACTTTGGAAAAAATTCACGAACTGCTGAAAGGCGAAGTTGAGGCCAGACGCAACGCGAAGGACATCCTCAAAAAATCATACGACAGAGCCGTGGACAACCTGGAAGAAATCAAAGCAGCGGCAAACGACAGAAACGACAAAAGCCTGGCCCACGCAAAATGGGCCGCCGATGAAGAAAAGGCGGTATATGACGACGCCCTCCGGGAATTTTTCGCAGCCGACGCCGCCCTCCGCGATTTTGAAACCCAAGGATTTTAAGGGGGCCGGAGACATGACGACCTACGAATTTAACAACGACATGAAAGTGGCGTGGGAGCCGATGACCAGAGAGAACCGCGAACGCTTTAAGGAGCGGGACAGGCTGGAAGAAATCGCCAAGGGCATGACCCGCATGAATGTACAGGCATACATCAAGCAGTACACCGCGCCGCGCGTCGTGCGCGTGCTGGCGGCAGCGATCAAAGCGAACCCGGACGACTACTCAACCGCCGCAAAGATCACGGCCCGCAAAGTCCCGCCGCTGTGCAGCGGATGGGACTTTGAAAAGTTCTTTAACAATTCCACGATCCACAGAATCTATCTTGAAGAAATTTTCATGACGCTGGCAAAACGCTACGGGGAGGCGATAGAAAATGAAATTTTATTTTGACGGCGAGCTGATCCGCACATCCAAAACCCACCACTACACGCACGCTGTCGTGCTGCCGACAAAGCCGGGGGCCACAAACAAGTGGGACGCGCTGGGCTGCCGCGCGTCCCTGGCAAGTGCACAGGCGCTGCTGGCACAGGAACGCCGCCGCATTGCCAAGCACAACCAGAAAACAGCCGACGCCCTGCGCGTGGTAGAACTGGAGACCAGACCGTAACGACACAGGAGGAAACAAAACCATGAACGAAAAGCAGAAACTGATCCGCGAAACCGCACAGAAATTTGAGGCCCTGCGCCCCGATATGCAGCAGTTTGTCCTGGGGTATCTGGTAGCCCGGCAGAACACACAAGGGGGCCGACATGATGGAAAATAAAGACATTTGCAAAGATTGCAAACACGAAAGTGATGTGCATTGGCTCCACTGCGACCTGTTGCGCCGCCACGCAAGGAAAACGGACGAATACGACAAAGTCCAAGAGTGCGACGACTACGAACTGCGCCCGGCTGAAAGCCAGAAATAAACCACCCCGGCGGGCCAGCAGCCCGCCGCCTGTCTGGGGCTGATCCGCCCCGCCGATGATGGCCCAGGGAGGGCCGAAACAGGGAGAAAAACATGGAAGAATACGAAAAGATAGTGGCCGAGGCCCAGGAACTGGCCGCAGAGAACCAGCGCAAAATTGACATACTGCTGGCGGACATGACCCGCCAGGAGCTGCGCAACACCCGCACCGACGCCGCCGCCCTGGCCGCCCTGGAGCGCGACCTGCTAAACCTTGTGAACGGCTCCAGAATCAAGCGGGCCAGAGATCGCGGCCTCCTGCGCTGCGCTGCTGCCACGTTGCACAAGGTACGCCGCCAGCTGCTGGACGACGCAGACCGCGCCGCGCTCTGTGAGCGCTGCATGAACCCGCACGTTTTGAAAGACCAGGACGAGCTGGACGACGTGTGCGCCCAGTGCCCACTGGAAAAGACGGCGGGCTGATATGCCAGCACGCGACAGCTACATGGACGGCGGCAAGCCCGCCCGGTCTGCCGTCCCGCAACAGATGGATATACCAGGCTTTGGCGGGCGCTACTACATCCGCATAGACGGCACAGTCTGGCGGCGGTGGAAGTCGAAAGACGTGCAGCTGCATGGCGTACGACACGGCAGGAACCGGGACTATAAGCTCACAACGCCGGAGGGGCGCAGCATTTGCAAGCCCGCGTCCGCAATCATGCGGGCGACCTACTTTAAGGGCCTGCCGTCAAATATGCGGCTGGCGCACAAGGATGGCCTGGAGAGCAACTGGGCCTACTGGAATTTGCAGCCCGTAACCGTGCAGCAGCTGGGGAAAATGAGCCACGGCAGCATGGACGCCCGGCGGATTCTGAAAGTAGACCCGGAAACGGGCGAGGTCGTGCGGATTTTCCGCAGCTCCCGCGCTGCCGCTGCTGTGGCCTATTGCAGCTACCAGACGATCCTGGACGCCTGCAACCGCAAAAACAAGAAACAGCCAGGGATTGCACCAGATGGCTACCGCTATTCCTGGGAGAAAGGAGAAACAAGCGAATGAAAAGACAACTGCGCGCCCTGCTGGCGCTGCTGGCCGTGTTGGCAGTAGACACGGCGTTCTGGGCGCTGATCTGGTGGGCGGTGCAGCAGCTGCGCAGCCTGGTTTGTCTGCTGTTTGTTATGTGCGCCGCCGTCTGGCTGGCGTAATTGAACCATAGGAGGACACCACAATGACAAAGGAAAATCAAGAGAAGATCAAGGAACTGCTGAAAAAAGCCGAGGAATGGAACGCCAGAGGGATAAACCCGGAGATCGACGACGGCACGGCCTGGGCACTGCTGAAAGCCGGAAGTGTTTACATGATAAGCGACGGCCAGCGCTTTTGGGAGCATCCCCGCTTGATCCTGGAGTTTGACCTGTTCGCGGGCGACATTGTGACGCGGCGTTATTATCTGCGCAATATTCCAAGGCTGCCGCGCGCCTCTATCGCTGCGTCGAAAATCCGCAACTGCGTTGCGGGCGCAGGGCTGCCGCAGTATTTCAAAATCTACGAAACTGTGATTTTCGACCACACCCGCCACGACGCCCAGGGGCGCACCTGGCGAGAAGTGATCCGGGGCGACTACCGCGAATACCAGCAGGAACAGGAGGCGACGGCAAAATGACGAATTTCGCGCAGCGCCTCCGCGTTCCTGCCCGCCAGCAGGAACAGCCCGCCACGTTTGCGGTGCTTTTCTACGAGATCACCCACGGCGCAAAGAACGACAGGACCATGCCCGGCTATATGCTGGAGAACGGCGTGGAGCTGGCGGACTGGCTCACGATCACAGCAGACGGCCACCGCCTCCACCTGGCAATCGACGACTATCTGGGCATGATCCAGGGCCAGCGCCCAGACTGCCGCGCCTACACAGCCATGGGCAAAAAGGACGAGCCGGGCCACTTTGCCCTGGCTCACGTCGTCGCCTGGGGAGAGCCGGACGAACACCACGCGCAGCTCATGCAGCTGTACACACTGCACACAGGCCGCACGCCCACCACCCTACCCAGTACCGCCACGCCCTGCCGCGACAGCGGCGGCAACATGGCGGGCTGGTATGACAAAAACGAAAGGAGCAACGAATGAACAAGCGCGAAATCGTGCAAGCCACGGTGCGGGACTTTTCCCGCCTATCCTACGAGGCGCAGCAGTTTGTCCTGGGCTACATGGTAGCCCGCGCCAACTGTACCGCCAACACCACCCCGGCGGATCAGCCGGAACAGAAAAAGCCCGCATAATGCGGGCGGAGGTATCAACGATGCAAGGCTTAAATGTTGAAAAGCTCTATAAAACCCTGGCGCACATCCTGGCAGACCGTGAGGGCTGCCGCGTGTCCGTTGGCGTGCAGCCGATCCAGGCCGCGCGCAGCGCATGAGGCCGTACTGGCAGCGGAACCAGGACAGCAAAGCCTGGCTTCGCCGCTGGGAGGAAAAGCGCCGCCGCGCATTTGACGGCGGCCAGATCGACCACAGCAAGGACAAGAGCGCACCATGGAGCCACCCGGCACACTATGGCTACCTTGTGCCGCTGACAGGCGCAGCCCTGGAGGCATACAAGGGCTGGAAAATCCGCACGGGCAACACCGAAACGTCCGACGCGGTGCGCTGGGCTTTTGAGGACTGGTACATAGGATTTTGCCGGGATGAACTCAAAAAGACGGCAGCCAGGACGAAGGCTGCCGACAGCTACATGGACAATCTGAAAAAGAACAAAAAAGGGGCCAGTGTCTAACGGCTTGACAACCGACACTGGCCCAACATCATAAGGGCGGACGCAACGCTGGAACGCTGCGGCCTACTAAAAATATAACACGGTAGCGCCGCCACGTCAACCGCAAAACCAGGGGCCGAAAGGCCCCTATAACGCCCTTGTGATAGGTACTAATGTTTCGACGAAAGGCAGCTATCACACTATGGCAAGAAAAGCAGCACAGCCCAGGCTGGGGGCTGGGGGCGCAGCGCCCCAGAATGGCAGACAAGCCGCCCGGCAGAACCTGGCCGCAGCCACAACGGGAAAGGGCGGCGCGGCAGAGCAGAACCTCACAACCGCCCAGGGCTTGCTCTCTATCCAGCCAAAGAAACAGAAAGGCCGCCGCCCCTCTGCCGGGAAGTGGCAGCCCTACGACTACGAGAGCGCCTACGAGCTGCCACTGGATCAGCTGACAGAGCAGCAAGTCCAGGAAATGATAGACCGGGAGCGCCGTGTAGTATATGCCACCAAGACCGTAAAGCACGGCCACCAGTTTGACGTGGAGATATTCCCGGACTTTACCCACCTGCCCGGCAATCTGCCGAAAGATCGCAGCAACCGAGAGGCACAGCGCAATTTGAACGACAGAAACAGCCGCAAAGAGTGCGAGCGCCGGATCAATGAGAATTTCGGCCCGGACGACTACTGGGTAACGCTTACGTGCCTACCAAGAGAAGAACCGCAGACGATGGAAGAAGCGCTGCGCCTATTCCAGAACTATATCAAACGCATAAATTACCGCCGCAAAAAGCGCGGACTGGAGCCAGCGCGCTATGTATACGTCACCGACTGGACAAAGAACGGACGCCGCGTCCGCACACACTACCACCTGGTACTGGACGGCGGGCTGCCTATGGAGGAAGTGATCGAGCTGTGGGGCCTGGGCCGAAAGAATACCGTTGAATACCTCACACTGGACGAACGCGGCCTCTCCGGCCTGGCCTACTACATCACGAAGCCGCATGCCAGCGACACCGAGGACATAAAACACAAGAAGCGCTGGACGGCCTCCAAGAATCTGCGCCGCCCGGCGGAACACAAAAACCATCAAGCGTTTGGCCGCCGCAAGGTCGAAGCCCTGGCAAAAGCCCCGGCGGATATGTTCGCCACGATGGAAAAGAAATACCCGCTTTATTGGTGCGAGGCCGCAGAGGCCCGCCACAATGGTATAAACGGCTATTTCTACCTCCGCGCCGTGCTGCGCGAACGCTGCCAGCCGGGCGACCTGGTGACGATCACGGGCAAGCCGGAACTGCTGGAACGGCTGCCAGACGTGATCCAACGCAAGCTGGCAAAATACCGCCGTTTCGCCGTCGTGTCCGTGGACTACACCGCGCCCGGCTGGGAAACTGCCGTATTGCAGCCGATAGGAACAAAGGACAGGATAGCGTGTCCGGCCCGCGCCTGTATTGTGAACTAAACAGAGGTTTTTACACTCAAAAAAGCGGAAAAATGAGCCGAAAGGAGCCGAAAACAAACAATGCGCCAACAATGCGAGAAGCGAACGGAGGACGGAGAACAGGAGGTCGTGATCCAGTGGGCCGCGTTTATGTCTCCCGCCCACCCGGAACTGCTGAACCTCTACCACGTCCCCAACGAGGGTAAGCGCAGCAAGGCAGAGGCAGCCCGCCAGCAACGCCTGGGACTGCGGCCCGGCGTCCCCGATCTGATCCTGGACAGCCCGAAAGGCATATACCACGGCCTCCGCGTCGAAATGAAAGTAAAGCCGAACAAAACCACCGCAGCCCAGGAAAAATGGCTGGAACGACTGGCCCGCGCGGGCTATTTCGTGGCCGTCTGCTACTCTGCCCAGGAGGCAATCGAAACCATAGACGCCTACATAAAGCTGCGCCCCGGCCAGACCCACCCGAAAGAGCAAAGGAGGACAGAAACGTGAAAATTATTGCAATCATGGCCCAGAAAGGCGGCACGGGCAAAACCACAACGGCCACCACGCTTGCTTATGACCTGGCCCAGCTGGACGGCCCGGTGCTGCTGATCGACGCCGACCAACAGGGCAACGCCTCCCAGATCATGGGAGCATACGACCCCACCGCCTGGGGCGTGGAGAAGCTGCTGGAGCCGGGCACCGACGCCGCCAGCGTGGACGACCTCAAACAGACACGCGAATGGCAGCCAAAGAAAAAGGCCCCGGCGGTGCGTGTGGACGTTGTGGCCGCCTCTGCGGCCCTCATGGACGCAAACATGGACGTGGCCGCCGACACTGTAAACGACCAGGTACACCGCCTCCAGGAGCGCCTGGCCGCCGTCTCCAGCGTCTACAAGTACGCCGTCATAGATTGCGGCCTCCTGCTGGATATGGCTGCATTAAATGCCCTGGTAGCGGCAGACCTCTGGATCGTACCCGTAAAGCCCGGTGGCTTTGAGGTAGACGGCCTCCAGCGCGTCCACGAGCAGCTGGAAGAACTGCGGCAGCTAAACAGCCGCCTGGAACTGTGGGTGCTGCCCGTGATGTTTGGCAAGAGCAACACCCACAAGGCGGTAAAGGCACATCTGCACGGACTCGGCCACCGCATTACGCTGGCGACGATCCGCCGCTCTGTGATCGCAGAATCCTACACGGCGGCAGCCATGCCGCTGCCTGTATACAGCCCGCGCTGCGGCGTGGCGAAAGACTACGAGGCCCTGGCCTATGAGGTCATGGCCTGGAACGATGAAAGCGAGGTTAAAGCATGACAGGGCGCAGCATTTTGGACGGGCTGAACACCGCCAGCAAGGCGGGCGTAAAGGCTACCCCGTCCGCACGTTTCCGCACGAAAGAAATTGACATTGACAATATCTACCGCAACGAATTGAACCAGTACAGTCTGGACGACGTGGACAACCTGGCGCGGGCTATTCTGGTAGCGGGACGCCTCTACCACAACCTGGTCGTGGTCTATGACCCAGACCAGGACGCACAGAGGGACTACAGGCTGGTATCTGGTGAGCGCCGCCTCCTGGCCCTCCACAAACTGGTGGACGCGGGCCACCCGGAGTATAAAACCGTCACCTGTCAAGTGATCCCGAAAGGCAGCCAAGCGGAGGAACGCCTGGCCGTGATCCTGGCGAATACACAGCGGAACAAAACAGCAGCGGATCGCGTCCAGGAGTACGAGAACCTAAAACAAGCGCTGGAAGAAATGAGAGCCGCAGGGGTCGATTTTTACGGGCGCGACCTGACCGAGGGCAAGCTCCGCGACCACATGGCCGCGATCATGGACGAGGCCGACGGCACACTGGCCGCCCTGGAGAAGATAAGCAACAGCCTAACCCCGGAACTGCGCCAGCTCATGGAGGACGGCAAGCTGAACTTTACAACCGCCACCGCTGCGGCGGCCCTCTCACTGGACGCCCAGGCCCAGCTGGTGCAGCAGAACGCCGCCAAGGGCGAGGACAAGCCGGTCACAAAGCAGGACGTGGCAAAGGCCCGCACCACATCTGCCCGCGAATACCTCCGCCAGAAATACGCCGCCCGCCCCTGCGAGTGCGACAACAGCCACAACTGCGACAACGTGGACAACCTGGTGAGCTTTTACCGCGACGGCGCGACGTCCGGCTGCGCTGGCTGCTGTGCCTGGTGCAAGGAGCGCACCAGCTGCCCGAAATGCTGCGCAGAGGTAGCAGCGGGCAGCCAGAGCGACGCAGACACCCCCCTGCACGGCGCGCCGGACAGAATCCAGCCGCCTACAAGCCAGACCGCAGAAAACGCCGCAGAGGACGCGACAGCGGCTGCTGCACCCTTTGCCGACGACGCCCACCCGGAACACGCCGCGACCATGTGCTACTCCTGCCTCCACTGGGACGAGTGCAGCGAGAAATCCGACAGGGTGCTGTCCTGTGACAAATACGAGAACCCCGCCGAAAAGCGCACGCCACTGGCCCCGGCGGGCGAGGTCACGACCACCCAGGCCGACGCCGCCCACACCATGCGCACCGACGAGGAACTGGTAAACGTCTTATACGCCGCCCTGGGGACGCTGGAATATCAGGGCCAGATCAACGAACTGGAGGCCCGGCGGCTCCACTCTCTGCTGTCAGCAATGCACCGACGCTGGATTAACACGGGCTGCTGGAAACCATACGGCGCAGCAGAGGAACAGGACGAAAAGGAAAGGAGAAAAAGCCAAGATGTCAATAGTTGACATTCACGCCCCGGCGGGCGACGGCTACGGCGTGATTTACGCCGACCCGCCCTGGAGCTACCGCCAGCAGGGCAACGGCGCAGCGGCGCGCCACTATCCCACCATGACGCCGGACGAAATAAAGGCCCTGCCCGTCCAGACCCTGGCCGCCAAAGACTGCGCCCTCTTGATGTGGGCCACGTTCCCGAACCTCCAGCAAGCCCTGGACACGATCCGCGCCTGGGGCTTTGAATACAAAACCCTGGCATTTTGCTGGATAAAGAAAAATAAGAAATCGGGGGGGGGATTTTTGGGGTTTAGGCAGTTACACCCGCCAAAATGCGGAGGTTTGCCTCCTGGCCGTCAAGGGCCACCCGCGCGTAGTAAGTCACAGCGTACACAGCGTTATACAATCCCCGATCCGGCAACACAGCCAGAAACCGCCAGAGGCGCGGGACAGGATCGTGCAGCTATTTGGCGATCAGCGTCGCCTGGAGCTGTTCGCCCGCGAAACCGCGCCAGGCTGGGACGCCTGGGGAAACGAGGTGCAAGACCATGACACAGCCCTGTTATAAATGCCCGGATCGCTGCCAGAACTGCCACGCCAGCTGCGGAAAATACGCCGCTTTCCGCGCAGAGCTTGACAAGCGGCGCGAATATAACAAGCAATTCCAGCCCATAGACCCCATGCCCTACTCCCACGAAATGGAGAAGAAAAACCGCCGCAGAAAGTACAAAGGGGGCAACCAATGAACAAACCCACGAATGAGTATATAATGGCTATAAAACCAGAATGGGTGGCGCTGATTGAGAGCAAGGAGAAAACGCTGGAGATCAGACGCACCACGCCGTACATTTCCCCGCCCGTGTCAGAAAACAACCCCATAGACGTATGGGTGTACGAGACGAAAAGCAACGGCGGGCGCGGCCAGGTCGTGGGCCGTTTTCTCTGCTGCAATATCCGAAGTTTTGACGCCCACCGCGACGATCTGACGCTGCGGCGCGCCGCCCGCGTTCCCTGGGAAAAGCTCAAAGAATACCAGGGAGACCGCACACGCCTGTACGCCTGGGAAATCACCTACTACAAAAAGCTGGCCGTCCCGCTGCCTCTGTCCGCTCTGGGCTGCCAGTTCGCGCCGCAATCGTGGTGCAAGCGCAAAAAGGAGAAAAGAGCATGAAAAACCGCTATTTTTACGGAACGATCCGCCCGGAACGCGCCACGAATGAGTGGCAGCGAAAAAACGCATTACCCGAAAGATACGCCACAGCAACCCCGGCGGAACAAGCCCGGATGCGCGAATACTACGCCGTCTCTGACGACGAGTGCGAGGAAATGCGGAAAATTTACGCAACTTTTCCGCAGCACCTTGTTTTCATGCGTTCGGGAGTACATCAAGACGAGTATGTGCTGGTGGGCTGGAAGAAAGAACAGGACGAGGGCGTGCGAGAGGCAATCTGGCTGCTGGAACAGCTGGGCGGAGCCTACGAGGGCTACCGCGAGAAGTTCCTGGAGGACTGGGCCAAAGAGCAGTACGACCCCTGGGGGTGCTGGTACATCCCGGAGTGCATAATGGACATTGAGGGAGAGTACCACCCGGACGACGCGAAAGAACAGGAGGGCCACGACCATGAAGAAAGTAATCGCGCTTGACTTTGACGGCACGCTCTGCGAAAATGCCTGGCCGGGAATCGGAGACCCAAAGTGGGCCGTGATCCGCGCGGCACAGGAAGAACAGCGACAGGGCGCGCTGCTGATCCTATGGACGACCAGAGAAGGGCCGGAGCTTGAACAGGCTTTAGCCTGGTGCGAATATGTGGGCCTCCGGCTGGACGGCGTGAACACATCCGCACAGTGCTGGAAAGACGCATACCAAAACGACCCGCGCAAGATCGGAGCCACGGAATACTGGGACGACAGGGCCGTGGACGTGGCGACCATTGAAACGCGGCAAATGCTCAAAGAGGAAACGCGCCGCCGCCAGGCCGCCTGGAATACGGCAAAGAGAGCCTACCAGGCCGCCCGCTGGCCCTGGCAGCGCTGGCAGCTCAAAAGAGAGGCCCAGCGCGCGTGCTGCGACTACCTGGACGTCTACATAGCCCAGCGCAATGCAGAGGCGCACAAGCTCTGCGAGGCCACCCGCGCAGCCTATGAGAAAGCCTACGCCAAAAGGAGCGCCGAATGATCGAAGCAAACACAATAAACAATCTGGATTGTTTGGACGGCCTGACACAAATGCCGGACGGCTGCGCAAAGCTCATTGTAGCCGACCCGCCCTATTTTATGGGCTTAACCCACAACGGGCAGCACGGCCAGTTTAACGACCTGGCCGTGGCAAAGCCGTTTTATAGGCAGCTGGCCCAGCAGCTGCGCCGAATCCTAAACGATCACGGCGAATTTTATATTTTTATGGACTGGCGCGGCTGCGCGTTCTACTATCCGATTTTTGCCGAATATCTGCCCGTGAAAAACATGATCGTGTGGGACAAAATGAGCGGCCCCGGCAATTTCTACAACAGCAGCCACGAGTTTATCCTCTACGGCTGCATAGACCCGCAGACAAAAAAACACGCCCGCAACGTCTGGACAGAGCGCGGGTTTACGTCCGGCAGCATACAGACAGACGGCGAGAAAATACACCCGTCCCAGAAACCCATAGCGCTGATCCAGCGCATTATCACGGACGCCAGCGTGCCGGGTGATCTTGTGGTAGACCCGTTCGCGGGCAGCTGCACAACCGCCGTGGCCTGTATCAGAACGGGCCGCCGTTATGTGTGTTTTGAGGTGTCCGAAACCTACGCAGCAGCGGGCCAGGCCCGCGTGGATAAGCTCCTGGCAGAGCGCCGGGCCAGAAATACAAAAAAATGAGCCGCCAGCGCGGCTGAAAGGGCAGCAAATGGAGACATACACCGAAAAGGCAATAAAAGCCATTGCAACGGGCAACGCCCCGGCGGAACAGGCAGCCCTGGAGGCCGTGATCGCGGAGGCCGTGAAAAAGGCAGTAAAAGAGACGCGCCGACAGGATCAACAGCAAGCGCTCCACAATACCGCGCTACTTATGGAGAACTACCGCGCCCTAAAAGGCTACGAGGGCCGCGCTGTAGACAGTGCCGACGCTGCCAGGCTCCAGGGCGCAGAAATCCAGGGCGAGGCGTGGCTCCGCTCTATCCGCAAGAATAAGGCCCGCACCGCTGTTATGCTGGCCCACCTGGACGCCGCCCTGGACGAGTTGGAAAAGGAAACCCGCCAAAAGGGCCGCGCCTATATGTTCGACGCCTACCGCGCCCGCTACATGGAGGGCTTGACAGCCGAGCAAGTGGCCGAAAAGCTCAACACCGGGAAGAACAGCCCGGCCCGCTGGTGCAAGCAATTAAACGAACGCCTGGCCGTCCTCCTGTTTGGAGTGGACGGCCTCCGCCGCTGGTAAAGGAGGATCACATGAAAGCCTACCACAAAAAGGATTTACACCGCAGCAAAGACCCGGACAGAATGACCCAGGCCGTGGCCGTCGTGGCCGCCTACCAGGCAATCGAAGAAACAGCCGGGACAAACGCCAGGCTGAAAGCCCAGGCAATCACCGACACGGGCGCAATCTTGTACGCCCTTGTGCCAGTCCACATCGGCCAGCAATGCGTCGAGAAATGGCACGCCCTCCAGCAGCGCGTCGAAGCTGCACAGCAGAAACTCACAGCCCAGGAGCTGGAGGCGTGGCACGATGAAGCGGAACAGGAGCACCTGCACCCGCCCAGGAAATAACCAATACACCACAAAAAGCACCACAAAACCAAGAACTACACCAGCCCCGGCGGATACCCATAGAACCAAAAAACCGACGCTTTGGGTCTATCACAGATAGTCCAAAAGCGCCTACGCGGGAAAGTTTGGGGAAAACCTGGGGTTTTACTGGTGGCCCATCCGTGGTAAGCTGATAGCGTGGACAAGCAGGAACGCCGGGCAGAAATGCCCGGCGCTTTGTTGTTTGTGCGCCCTCCTATAACAGCGGCCAGGGTGAGCCATAACGCCCTGGCCTATATGTGAGGCGGGGGCCAGAGGAACCAGGAGGCGCGGATCATGCTGCTAAAATACTGCCGTTGTGGCGCTATCATACCAGCAGACCGCCAGCGCTGCGCGCGGTGCGAACAGCTGCACCAGAGCCGCCACACGGCATATAATGCCCAGTGTCGCAGCAAAGAAGCCGCAGCCTTTTATGTGTCCAGGGAATGGCGGATAATCCGCCCTGTAATTATATCTATATACGACGGGATAGATATATGGGCGTTTTACGAGCGCGACAAGCTGCTGGACGCCGACGAAGTCCACCACGTCGAAGAACTGGACACAGCCTGGGATCGCCGCCTTGATCCCTTTAACCTGTTTCCTTTGGCCCACGCCTCACATACAGCGATCACGGCTGCATACAAGCGCAGCCCTGCCAGCATGAGGGCGACACAGCGCAAGCTGCTGGAGCTGCGAAAGCGCTACTTTGAGAGCAAGGGGGGCTATGAAAAAGTTTTGGAGCGGGCCGGATTAGTCGCCCCTCCCTAGACTTTGGAGAAAACTCCCCACCAAAAACTCCCCCAAGGGCGCTTTTGCGGGCGTCCATGCAACAAAAACACAAAAAGGAGGCCCCACACATGGCCGGAAAACGACAACCGACGGCCCTTGTGGTGGCGAAAGGCAAGAAGCACTTAACAAAGGCCGAAATCAAAGACCGCGAAAACCGGGAACTGATCGCAGCGGCGGACAATATCGCGCCGCCGTCATGGCTGAAACCAGACCAGAAGAAGCGGTTCAACACCCTGGCTGCAGAACTGCTGAAAATGGGCATTTTCGCAAACGTGGATTGCGAGGCCCTGGGCCGCCTGGTCGTGGCCGAACAGCAGTATGTGCAGATCACCGAGGAACTGGACAAGCAGCCAATCACCTACAAGCGGAGAATCCCGCGAAAGCCGACTCCGGCAGACAACCCGGACGAGATCATAGACGGGTTTATATGGGACGAGGCGCTGATAGTGAACCAGGAACGGAACGACCTGTTGATCCAGCAGGACAGAGCCTGGAAACAGTGCAGACAAGGCGCTGCGGACTTTGGCCTGTCCGTCGCCCAGCGCTGCCGGATCGTGGCCCCCACCGCCAAGGAGGCCGCCAAAACAAACAAGTTTGAAAAATTCCGAAAGGAAAAGGCCCCGGAGGAATGAAAAAGGCCGTAAAAGACCGCACAACACAGTATGCCCTGGACGTTTTGGCGGGCCGGATCGTGGCCGGGGAGCTTGTGCGGATGGCTTGCCAGCGTCACCTGGACGATCTGGAGCGCGCCAAGCTGGCCCCGTTCCGCTATTATTTCGACGTGGAAGCCGCAAACGACATACTGGAGTTTGCGGAAACCCTCACAATAGCAGAGGGCGAGGAACAGCAGCGCGTCCACCTCTACCCATTCCAGTGCTTTATCCTGGGCAGCCTCAACGGCTGGCGAATCAAAGGAAAGGGCCACAGACGCTTTAGAACCTCCTATGTGCAGCTGGGCCGCCAGAACGGCAAGAGCTTTCTAAACGGCATACTGGCCGCCTATTATGGCAATTTCACGGCCTACCAGTACCCGCAAATCTACTGCGCGGCCACCAAACAAGACCAGGCCAATATCGTTTTTGGGGAAGTCGTGAAGTTTATCCGCAGCGACGACGACCTGGCCGAGCTTTTCAAAGTCCACGAACATAACCACACGATTGAGTGTTTGCTCACGCACGGCGAAATCAAGGCAATTTCCGGCGACACAAAGAGCCTGGACGGCCACCGCCCCTACCTGGGGATTGTGGACGAATACCACGCCCACCGCACGAACCAGATGTACAAACTACTGGAGGGCGGCATAAAGAAAGTAAAATCTGCCCTTATTTCGGTTATTACTACGGCTGGTTTCGACCAAAAATCGCCCTGTTTTGCCCTGTATGAGCATTGCAAAGCCATTTTGCGCGGTGGGGCGTCCATTGACACACAATTCTGTTATATCGCAGAAATGGACGAAAAGGACGACCTCTGGACGCCGCAAAACTGGCTGAAAGCAAACCCCGCCCTGGCCTACGACCCGGACGCGCTGGAGAATCTGATCCCGATAGCCGACGCAGCCCGCCAGATGGGCGGCGAGGATTTGCGCGATTTTCTGGTAAAGCAGTTAAACAGATGGGCGCAATGGTCGAACCGCGTCTACATCCAGGACATGGAGAAGTGGCACGCGGGCCGCAGTGACAGAACCCTGGCCGACTTTAAGGGCAGCCACTGTTTTGTAGGGCTTGACCTGTCCAGCGGCGGCGACTTAACAACCGTCGTTATTCTGATCCCCTATCTGGTGGACGGGGTGCGCAAGTATTTTATCCATAGCCACAGCTTTATCCCGGCGCAGCGCCTCCAGCAGCACGTCCAGAGCGACAACGCGCCCTACGACAAATGGGTGGAGGACGGCCTGGTAACAGTAACCCACACAATGGGCGGCATAAAAACCGACTATAAATATATTTTAACCTACCTATCCGTACTGGTAGACCTCTACGGCCTAAAAATCAGCATGGTGTGCTACGACCCGCACAACGCCAGCGCGTTTCTGTCCGATCTGGAGGCCCAGGGCTGGCCGTGCCTGGATATTATCCAGAGCGCCCGCAGCTTGTCCGACGCAACGGAAGATTTTCGTCTGGAAATCTACGCCGGGAACGTGGAGTATAACCGCGACGAGGAACTGCTGACCTGGAGCATTGCAAACGCCAAGACCATAGCGAACAACTACGGCGAGACAAAGATCGACAAGGAAATGCAAACCGAGCGAATAGACCCGGTGGACGCCGTGATCGACGCCTGGAAAGTGGCAATGTGCGGCAACGATACCATAACGGGCGACGAGGCGCTGGAGGCGTGGCTGAGCCTGTACAACGAACACATAGCAAAAACGGGGACGACAAAATGAACTTTTTCCAATGGCTTATTAAAAGCATGACGGGGTATTTTTCCAGGGCCGCACCGCCTGGCCCAGAACCTCCGCAGCTGCCCGCCGTGGCTGCTGCGCCGGAGGAACAGCCGGAGACGATCACGGCCACGGCCAAGGACGTGCAGCCCGCGCCCAAGACAGCAAGCAACGGCTGGGAACACCTGGGCAGCACAAAGTTTTTACAATGGCTGGGCCTGGGCAGAGACAAGCCGAAAGCCGTAGAGAATGTAACGTATTTTACCTGTCTCAAACTGCTGTCTGAAACTATGGCGAAAATGCCGATCAAGGTCTACACCTACGACGACGGCGGCCCGCTGGAAGCAAACCCCGCCGACGACAGGCTGGCCTACCTCCTGGACGTGCGGCCCAATCCGCTTATGACGCCGACCACGTTCTGGACGGCAGTAGAAAACAACAGGAACCACTACGGCAACGCTTATGTGTATATCCGGCGCAAATTCCTGCGCCAGAAATACGGCGGACAGATTGAGCTGCAAGACCTCTGGATCATGCCGTCCAGCTGCGTGCGCGTCGTAATCGACGACGCGGGCGTATTTGCTGGAGCTGGCCGCCTCTGGTACGTCTACTCCGACCAGTACACCGGGCAGCAATACGTTTTCAGCTCCGACGACGTGCTGCACTTTAAGACCTCCCACACCTTTAACGGCCTGGTGGGCGAAAGTGTCCAGGCGATCCTGGCCTCTACCGTCCAGGGGCAGCAAGCGTCCCAGGATTTTCTCAACGATTTGTACGAGAACGGGCTGACGGCCCGCGCCGTGCTGGAATACACGGGCGATTTGTCCGCAGCTGGACAGACAAAGCTGCGAGAATCGTTTGAACAGATGGGAAACGGCCCGGCAAACGCTGGCCGCATCCTGCCTGTCCCGCTGGGCTTTAAGCTCACGCCTATGGACATAAAGCTGACCGACGCCCAGTATCTGGAGCTGAAAAAGTACGGCGCGCTGCAACTGGCCGCCGCCTTTGGCATTAAGCCAAACCAGCTGAACGACTACGAGCGCGGCAGCTATGCAAACAGTGAACAGCAGACAATCGCTTTCCAGGTCGAAACAATGCAGTACACGATCAAACAGTACGAGGAAGAAATGGCCTATAAACTGCTGGACGGCCCGGCGGATCGCCGCCGCGTGAAGTTTAACGAAAAAGCCCTGCTGCGTACCGACAGCAAAACACAAATGGAAATTTTGAAAACCGCCGTCGAGGGGTCGATCTACTCCCCCAATGAGGCCCGGCGCTATGTGGATAAGCGCGCCGCGCCTGGAGGCGATAAGCTGCTGGCGAACGGCGGCATGATCGCTCTGGAACAGATGGGCGCACAGTACGGCGTCAATAAAACCGAGAAAGGAGGCACAGAGAATGCCCCGATTTGACTTTACCGCCCGCGACAGGGACGGAAAGCTGAAAAATTACGGCTACCTGGACATGGAAAACCAGGCAGACGGCCCGGCCACAATGACCTTTTACGGTGACATTGTAGCCACCGAGGGCTGGCGGGAAGATCGCGCGCCGCAGCAGATCGCGGACTTTTTGGCGTCGCTCACCCAGGGCCAACAGATCAACCTGTATTTCAACAGCCCCGGCGGCGACGCCTACGCGGGCGTGGCAATGCACAATATTTTGTCCCGCTGGCAGGGCCGCAAGGTGGCCTACGTTGACGCAATCGCCGCCAGCGCGGCAACCATGCCGCTTATGGCGTGCGACGAAATCCACCTTGCGGCGGGCGCGGAGATTATGATCCACGACCCCTGGGCCTGGACGGCGGGCAACGCTGCGGAACTGCGCGAGGCTGCGGCCCGTCTGGACAAGGTGGGCGACCACTACGCGGATATTTACGCCACCCACGCGGCGGAGGGTATGACCCGCGACCAGCTGCGCGAGGCCATGCGCGCGGAAACCTGGCTGGATGGCTCCAACATCGGCCAGTATTTTGACGTGATCGTGGACGACACGGCAGCCGCCGCCCCGGCGGCCTCTGCGTCCTATGCACGCTACAAGGCCACGCCGCCCGCCTTGCTGAAAAAGGCAGACGCCACCAGACAGGCCCAGGAGGCCGCAGAAAGCGCCACCGCAAAACGGGCGGAAATCAACACAGCCGACGCGGCAAAAGCCGCCCAGGCCCAGCAGAGCCGCGCACAGGCCCTGCTGGCCGATCTTTACCTCTACGGAACCTAAAAAACAAAGTAAAGGAGTACACCATGAACGAAGAAATGCGCAAGAAACTGGCCGAAATCAACGCCACCAAAGCCGAGGTGCGGCAGCTGATCGCAGACGGCAAGCTGGACGAGGCCGAGAGCAAAAAGGCAGAGCTGGACGCCCTCCAGCGTGCCTTCAACCTCCTGCTGTCTATGGAGGACGAGGACGAGGCAGCCGCCAAGGCCCAGGCAAAGAAGAAGCAGGAACTGCACGCCGAACAGCAGCCGCCGCTGACCTTTGCCCGGATCGGCCAGGCCGTCGTCAATGCCCTGGGCGCTGCCGTGAGCCGCCGCAAGATGGACGACACCGACCACCAGATCATCCAGGATGCCATGAAAGAGAACAGCGACCCGGACGGCGGCCTCACTGTTCCCCAGGACATCCAGACCCGGATCAAGGAGCTGCGCCGCAGTGACGACAACCTGGAGCAGTACGTCAACGTCGAACCCGTCAAGACCATGAGCGGCTCCCGCGTCATTGAGAAAGAAGCCGACACCACCGCCTGGCCGGAAATCGACGAGAACGGCGAGTTTACCGAGGTTGAAACGCCGCAGTTTGCAAAAATCGCCTACAAGATCACCAAAAAGGGCGGCAAAATGCTGTGTTCTCTGGAGCTGCTGGCCGACACCGCAGAGAACATCCTGGCCTACCTGATGAAGTGGATCGCCAAAAAGACCCGCGCAACCCGTAACGCTAAGATTTTGGCGTGCGTGGACAAGATCACCACGGGCAAAGAGGTGGCCGTCGCCGACCTGGACAGCTTGAAAGACATTTTCAACGTCATGCTTGATCCGGCCATTGCCGTGTCCAGCGGCGTGTGGACGAACCAGGACGGCTTTAACTGGCTGGACAAGCTCAAAGACAAGGACGGCAACTACGTCATGCAGCCCGACCCCACCAACAAAACCCGCCAGCTGCTGTTTGGTAAGTACGCCGTCCACGTACTCTCCAACAAAGTGCTGAAAACCACCGTGGATGCCAGCAAAAAGACCAACACCTACCCGCTGATCTGCGGCGATTTGTCCGAGGCCGTCACCCTGTTTGATCGTGAGTTTATGACGATTGAAAGCTCCAAGGAAGCGGGCAGCGCATGGGACAAAGACCAGTTGGCCGTCAAGGTGCGTGACCGTTTCGACGTCCAGCCCGTGGACACCGCCGCAATCATCAAGGGCCAGATCACCGTCACTGTGGCGGGCTAAGGCAAAGGAGGGCGCAATCGGTGAAAGATGAAACAAAGGGGCTATTGCTGACACTGGCGAAAGCCTACGCCCGCATAGACTACACCGACGACGACGACGCCCTGCTGCCGCTGCTGATTGAGGCCACCGTCCAGAGCCAGGAGGAACTGATCCCCGGCTTTGACGCCGACAACATGACCGCTCGCCAGCGGCTGCTGGCGATTATGACGGTTAAGAACCTCTACGACAACCGGGAGAAGTACGGCACAGCACAGGATCGTCTGCGCGGGGCCGCATCCTCCCTTTTGGTGTCGGAAATGTACGAGGACAAGGAGGCGACGGCCAGTGTATAGGCGCGTGCGTATTTTCGAGTGCGTCAACGGCGACGGCCCGCGCCGCAGCGAAAAAAAGACCCTAATCTGGACGCCCTGGGCAGATGTGCGAGACAACACCGCCCAGACCCGCGACCAGACCCAGGAAAGGCTCCAGGAGGGCGACCTCTCCCTGGAGCTGCGCCGCTGCGAAATGGCCGACACGATCCGCCGCCACCTGTTCCGGCATGACCGCGCCTACCGCGTGGAGCTGGACGGCGACGAGTACGAGGTAAAAACCGCCGATTTTACCCGAAACGACGGCGGCAAAATCCGCTTTACTGCGTCGTTTACGGCATAGTGTCAACAGTTGACACCCAGGAGGACGGCCCATGCAGATACAGCTGGACGGTGCAGCCCTCCAGGAGCTGGTAGCAGCCCTGGAAGCGGCAGAGGGCGACGACGCCCGCGCCGCTGTGGACAAGCGCATAGTCAAGCGCGGCGCAGATATTGCAAAGCCGGACATGGCCCGGCGAATACCGCGCGCAGCCGATCACAAAAAATCGGGCAGCGCATGGTCTAAGCCCTCCGGCGGCCCGGCTGCCGACAACGTGCCGCAAGAAAACCCGAAAAAATCCGGCGACGGCTACGCGGCCAAGGTGGGCTGGACGCTGGACGACAACAGCGAATATTTTTACATGAAATTTGTAAACTGGGGCACGCTGAAAATGCCGCCCCGCGATTTTGTGGAGCCTACCGCCCAGGCCGTGGAGCCGCAGCTGCAAAAAATCGCGGAAGAAGAATACCAGGCAGAACTGGACAAGCGCCTGGGGAGGTTTGAATAATGGACGTTATCACAGCCGCCTACAGGGCCCTGGAGCCTATCACAGAGCGCGGCGTCAAAGTACAAGAGGGCTGGTACGACGAGCGCTATAAACGCCTCCACGTCACCCTCTGGCCCCTGGCAGAAACGCCGGAGGCGCACAGCGACGACGCGCTGGAAATCGAGACAGCCGGGCTACAGGTGACGATTTTCTCCACAGAGGAACAAGAAGCCCTGCGGGAAGAAATCAAACAGCTGCTAATCAACGCCGGGGCCTCCTACCAGGGAACCGACCAGCAGCAGACCCGGATCGAGGCGGGCGTCTATATCCGCCCGCTGCGTTTTCTCTTTTATGAAGAAAGGAGCCAAGAATGAGCGAACCCAAAACCACGGTGCGCCACCGCTATTGTGGCCTCCGCGACGTATATGTGGCGAAAGTCACCCAGAACGACACCGAGGGCTACACCGCAGGCACTCCCGTAAAGATGGCCCGCGCGATCAAGGCCAAAATCTCCGACAAATTCACGTCCGAAAAGCTGTACAGCGACGACGGCGTGGAGGGCATGCTCCAGGCGTATGAGGGTACGGACGTGGAGCTGGAAGTCAACACCCTGGCCGCAGCGGATCGCGCCGCCTTTTTCGGCCAGGCGTACCTCAACGGCTTTTTGCTCAAGTCCGCAGAGGATGAAGCGCCGGAGGTGGCCCTGGGCTACCGCGTGCGCCGCTTGAACGGCAAGTTTGATTTTGTTTGGATGTACTGCGGCAGATTTGCCCAGGGCAACGAGGAAAACTACGAAACCGAGGCCGCCAGCAAGACCGCCCAGACCAACACCGTAAAGGGTGAGTTTTACCAGCGCGAAAAAATGGACAAGGTGGACGGCAAAGACGTACACCTCTACGAGGTGCGCGTGGACGAATCCAACCTGGCAACAGAGGACACCGGGGCCGCTGCCGCGATCAAGGCGTGGTTCGGCAAGGTGCAGGAGTACGCCGCGACGGTAGGCGGTTAAAACATAGGAGGGCGTAAAAAATGGCAAAGCGCAGCATTGTGGTAAATCAGAAACAGTATTTCCTGCCGGATCACATCGACACCCAGGCGTACCTGGATTATTGCGACGTACAGGACGCGCTGGACAGCGCGACGAATTACCGCCGCAAACACTTTGAACAGATGGCCCAGGCCGTCTGTCATGTGTACGGCGATCAGTTTACCCTGGACGACGTGCTGGCCCCTGTATACGGGCTGGAACCGTCGCAAATTCTCACCGAGTTTGCGGCGCTGGAATTTTATGTGATGGAGCGCGTAAACAAGAGCGTGGAGACTATCACGGTAAATTTTACGAAAGAGGCTTGACCCCGGAGGTTGAGCTACAACGCGCGGGAGCTTGCAGCACGGCGGAAAACGTGACGGTGCTGCAAGCCCGCCTTTATTGTGACTATATGCGCCGGATCGAGGCGGCGAAAACCTCCGGCCAGGCAGTACGCGAAAATTTGCAGCTGCTGGCCGAATTTTTCAACACCTCCCGGCGGGTTATATACAGCGAAAGCGTGGACGACCTCCTGCTGGCAGCCAAAACGCTGCATTTTGCTATGCAGCAGATCGTCCTGCCAAAATTTGCGGCTTTGTCGCCAGAGCCGCCGGAACCTATCGAAAAATCAATTTTTGACGACTACGACGCGGAACAGGACGCCAAGGCGGGCTATGTGGACGAAACCGCAGACCGCTGGCTGATCTGCAAGCAGAACGTCGAGGCGGTCACACGCCTGGCAATCCGCGTTCTGCGCGAAAGCTACACAGACGCGCAGCGCGAACCGCTGGGCCGTCTGCTGGAGTACGTCGCCTACGAGATCGAACACGCCGAAAAATAGCGAGGTGAGAAAAAATGAGCGCCGGGGCAAACGTCAAGGTATCGGCCAACAGCTCCACATACCAGCAGGCCCTCAAAGCGGCCCGCGACAGCACGAAAGAGCTTGCAAGCCAGTTCAGCCTGGCAAGCACCCAGGCCAAGCTGTTTGGCAGCACCACCGACCAGCTGAAAGCCAAGCAGCAGGAACTAACCGCGAAAATCAAGGCCCAGAAAGAGATCACCAGTCTACACCACACAGAGGTGGAGCGCTTAACCAAAGTGTTGAGCAACCAGAAAAGCCGCCAGCAGGAGCTGGCCACGCAGCTGCAAACCACAAAAGCAGCCTACGAGGCAGAAAAAAAGGCCACGGGCGAGAACAGCGACAGCACCCAGGAGCTGGCAAAACAGGTGAAAGAACTGGAAAGCCAACAAAAAAAGCTGGACAGCCAGATCGGCAGTACCGAGGGCAAGCTCCAAAAGGCTACGATAGCCGAAAACAACAGCCAAAAAGCAACCCTGGAGCTGGAGAAAGCGCTGGAGGACACTAACAAAAAACTGAAAGACGCCGCCCTGGACGAGTTTGCAAAAGGGCTTGACAAGGTAACGGACAAGCTGGAAAAAGCCCAGAAAGCGGCCAACGTCGTGTCCGGCGCTGCCGTGGCCGCTGGCACTGCTGCGGTAGCTGCATGGGACGAGGTAGACAACGGCGCGGACAACGTGATAAAAGCCACGGGCGCGACGGGAGAGGCTGCCGAAGCCCTGGAACAGACCTATAAAAACGTGGCGTCCTCTTTTGCTGCGGACTTTGACACGATAGGCTCCACGCTGGGCGAGGTAAACACCCGCTTCGGCTACACGGACGAGGCCGCCGAGGCTTGCACAACTAAGTTTCTGAAATTTTCGGAAATCACAGGAACCGACGCTGTGCAGGCGGTGCAGCTGGTATCGCGCGCGATGGGCGACGCGGGCATAGAGGCCGACGACTACGGCACACTGTTGGATCAGCTGGCCGTGGCCGCCCAGGCGTCCGGCATCAGTGTTGACACCCTCACTTCCTACATAACGAAATACGGCGCGCCAATGCGTGCGCTGGGCTTTGATACGGCGTCCTCTATCGCTATTTTCTCCCAGTGGGAAAAATGCGGCGTGAACACCGAGATTGCGTTCTCTGGCATGAAAAAAGCGATCAGCACCTGGAGCGCAGAGGGCAAAGACGCCCGTGTGGAATTTCAGAAAACGCTGGACGAGATCGCGGCCTGTCCAGATATTGCCAGCGCCACAACGAAAGCCATTGAGGTTTTCGGCACTAAGGCTGGCCCAGACCTGGCCGACGCAATCCAGGGCGGGCGCTTTGAATACTCCCAGTTTTTGGACTTGATCGAAAGCAGCGCGGGAACGGTAGAAACCACATACAACGGCGTGGCAGACAACGCCCAGAACGTGCAGATCGCCATGAACAACTTAAAACTGGCGGGCGCAGAGCTGGGCGACACAATCCAGGAGAGCGCCACCCCAGTTTTGGAGAAAGTAACCGAAATTCTGCGCGACGTGACACAGTGGCTACAGAACGCCGACGACGACACAAAGCAGAACATAGTCACCGTCGGGCTACTGGTCGCCGCGCTGGCCCCTGCTACTGCTGGCCTCACGGCAATGGTTAAGGGCGTGCGCTCTGGCATTGACGCCTACAAGCTGATCCGCGACGGCATAGGCGCGGCAGCTGGCGCACTGACCGGGGAAACAGCCCAGAAAATCGCAGCCACGGCAGCCACCACGGCGCACACGGTAGCCACAGGCGCGGCCACGGTAGCCCAGAACGGGCTGGCGGCGGCCCAGGGCGCATTAAACGCTGTTATGGCTGCAAATCCTATTCTGTTGGTAGTGGCCGCCCTGGCGGCGCTGGGCGTGGGCCTGGTGCTGGCCTACAATAACTGCGAAGAATTTCGCGCGGGCGTGGACGCGGCCATAGGCAAGGCGAAAGAAGTATTTTCAAATTTTGCCCAGGGCGTGGGCGACGCAATTACAACCGCAAAACAGCACCTGGCCGACCTCAAAGAAAACTGCACCACAAAAATGCAGGAAATCGGCCAGACGATCAGCACGAAATGGAACGAGGCCAAACAGAAAACCACGGAAACCTGGCAGAACATCCAGCAGACTGTGGGAAACAAGCTCCAGAGCGTGCGCACTGATACCCAGCAGAAACTGGAGAGCGTCAAGCAGACAATGGCAACCGCCCTGCAAAATATGCAGAGCAACACCCAGCAGCGCCTGGCAGCGATCCAGCAAGCGTACAGCAGCCACGGCGGCGGCGTGCGCGGCGTGGTAGCGGCCTATATGACGGCGATCCGCCAGAACTACCAGAGCGCCTACGACGCTATAAACAGCATGACCGGGGGCCGATTTGGCAATATCCTGGACACGATCCGCAGCCGGATGAACTCCGCCCGCGACGCGGTAAGCAGCGCAATAAACCAGATTAAAGGCTTTTTCAATTTTTCGTGGAGCCTCCCACACCTGGCAATGCCGCACCCGCGCGTAAGCGGTAGCTTTTCACTTAACCCGCCCAGCGTGCCGTCCTTTAGTATTGACTGGTACGCCACAGGCGGTATTATGAAGAACCCCACCGCCTTTGGCGTCAACGGCTCCCGCCTCATGGTAGGCGGAGAAGCTGGCGCGGAGGCTATCCTCCCTCTGGCCCCGTTCTATGCGCAGCTGGAGCAAATGCTGGACGACAAAGTAACCGCAGCGCTTAAAGCCATGCGTGTTGTGGTCTACGTCGAGAACAAGCTGGACGGCGACGACCTCACCGCAAAAGTGACCCCGCGCGTTTCCTCTGCCCTGGCCGACGAGGCGGAAAGGATCAGATAATGAAAATTAACGGCGAAAACCTGGCCCGCTACCGCACCACGCAGCTGACCGCCGCTTTCGGCCCGCCACAGGACGGCGCGGGCTATGAGTGGCCGGACAATATGCTGGCCCCGATCAGTGACCCGGCGACGCAGAAATGCGGAACTTGCACGGTAGAGATGGTGATCCGGGGCGACAACCGCAACGAAATAACGCGCGCCGCGTCCACGCTGCACGGCCTCTGTCTCCCTGGCCCCGTCGAGCTGGTGCTGGACGGTTACAAAGGCATTTACAAAGGCTACCTGGTGAGCTTTGAACCAGAGAAAACGATCACGCCGAAAGCCTACAAGGTCAAGGCAGTTTTCGAGGGCTGGCTCCAGGACACGCCCGTAAAGCTGGCCTACACGGGCCAGACCCAGGCGACGCTCCACCGCGTCGGCTCCCGCCCGGCGGCGTGCGTCCTCACGATCACGCCACGGGCAGACGTGGCCGCGCTCACTATGACAGGCTGGGGCGTCCATGATCTGGTCGTGAAAAATCTAAAATCCGGGCATAGTGTTGTTATTGACGGCACAACGGGACTAATAACCCAGGACGGGCAGAATAAAGCCCCAGACGTGACGCTCTGGGCGCTGCCCGCTATGGATTGCAAGCAGCGGACAATCACCTGGGACAGCGCAAACTGTGACGTAACGGTGGAGTATACACCGCTATGGCTCTAAGAAAGGAGGCGGGCAGCTTTGCTGCTGGAACTGTACGACAGAAACCACAAGAAGCTGGCGAACCTCACGGGGATAAAATCGCCGCACATCCAGCGCACACTGGAGTACGGCGACGAAACCCTGGATTTTTCCTACCCCACCAGCGGCCCCTGGCTGGCCCAACTCCTGGCAGAGTGCTACATCCGCACGGATCGCCAGGAGTACGTCGTCAAGGCCGTGGAGAAAAGCAGCGCCAGCGCATGGCGCAAGGTGTCGTGCGCCCTCAACATCGAAGAACTGGAGGGCGCACCGTTTGAAGGCTTTGAAACCGTAGAGCAAACCGTCCAGGCTGCCGCAGAGTTTGCCCTGGAGGGGACAGGCTGGACGGTGGAGGCAGACGCCGACATAACAAAAAAACGGACAATCCGCAAAGAGGACGACACCACGGCCTGGGAAGTCGTGAAGCAGATTGTAACCACCTATCGCGTGGAGCTGGAGATCGACGCCGTAAACAAGCGGCTGAAATTCCACACCCGGCGGGGCCAGGATCGCGGCGCATATTTTATCGAGCGGCTGAACCTCCGCAGCCTGGGCGTTAAAACGTCCAGCTATGGATTTTATACCCGCCTTATTCCCATAGGAAAAGACGGGCTGCACCTCTGGCGAGACGGCCAGAACTACATAGAGAACCACCAGTACAGCGACAAGGTTATAACGTCGATATGGCGCGACGAACGCTACACGGTAACGGCTGCACTGCTGGAGGACGCCCAGGCCAGGCTGGACGAGGCCAGCACCCCGGCCCGCGCTTATACTGCGGAACTGGTAGACCTGGCCGCCCAGAGCGGTAAATACAACGCCCTGGCCTATGACCTGGGCGACGCCGTGCTGCTGGTGTCTGAAAAGACCGACGAGCGCGAAAAGCAGCGCATAGTCAAGCTGGACGAATACCCGGACGACCCGCTGGCAAATAAGGCGGAACTCTCCAACGTCAAGCAGACATTCGCCCAGCTGCAAAAGACCGAGGCGGAAATGGCAACCGCCGACGCCGTGGCAATCGCCACAAAGCGAACCAAGAAAGTGCTGAAAGACGACTACCTCACAAAAAAAGAAACAGAGGTAAAGATCAGCGCCCTGGCGGAAAGCATAGAGCTGGAAGTCTCCAAAACCTACATGACCGTTGCAAACGGCCAGGCGGCAATCGACAAGGCCCTGGAGGCTGGCAAGCAGTACACCGACGGCAAGCTGACCGAGTACAGCACCACCGAGGAAACAAAAAGCCTTATTACTCAATCCGCCGAACAGATCACGCTGGAGGTTTCCAAAACCTACGCAACAACAGCCAGCGTCGAGAAGTCGCTGGACACCCTCCAGGCTGCCGCCAAGTCCGCCCAGGAGACGGCAGACAAGGCCAACAACGACGCAGCCGACGCCCAGGCCGCCGCCGATAAGGCAGC